GATGGGTGTGACGGTCAAATTCAACGACAAATATTTTGACGAGCTACTGAATTCGGCTGGCGTCAAGGCCATGACCCGTCGTGCCGCCGAGAAGACGCTCGAATATGCGAAATCGCATGCTCCGGTGGACACGGGCGCGTATCGCGACGGCCTCCAGATCCAGGAGGTCAAGCACGCGCATCGAACCACATGCATGGTGGTCGGCACCGACCCGAAGACCCTGCTCGTGGAGTCGCAGACGGGCAATCTCCGCAAAGCGTTGAAGGCAGGCAAAACATGACAGCAGTCCTGCCACCGGACATTGAATTGTGGATCTGCTCTTTTCTGCGAGCCAGGCTTAAGCCGTCTTTTCCGACGATCATCGTTTCGAATCGTGAGCCGGACGATTACGACGGCTCACGGCCACTCGTCGTGGTGCGTGACGATGGCGGATCGCAATCGAATCGCGTGCTCTTCGACAGGAGCGTCGGCGTGACAGTACGTTACGGGTCTCGTGCCGCTCCGAAACCATGCCGTGACTTGGCGGCACGGATCTACGGCATGCTCACCGACCCCGATATTTGCTCGCTTGACGGTTCTCCGATCGCGGGCATTGATGAGGACGGGTGCAATGGTCCGTTTGCCGTGGCCGAGGATGCGAATATCGCACGATATTACATGGCTCTCGGATTCTCCACCATCGGAGAATTCCAATAATTTAAGTTTTTCTGAATTTTTAAGGCGTTGAAACCAAGTGTTTCAGCGCCTTTTTTGTTTGAAAGGAAAAAATATGGCAGCCGATAAAGACGGCAACAACCTTGGCGCTGTCAAGGTGGTGCTTTCCAGCAAGATTCTGCTGGCGCATTATGATGCCTCCAAGTCGCTCAATGCGGCGATGATCGCGAAGACCGTGGCCGACCCGATGAGCAAGCTGACCGGGATTTTCACGGTCGGTCAGAATGTCGGCCTCATCACTTCCGATGGGGCTCCCGAGGATGGACGCGACGGCGATGACGCCACCGAATTCCACCAGCCGGGATACAAGCTGCAGGCGGCAGACCCGAAGCTCACACTGGGTTTCACCGTCGCCGAGGACAATGATTTGACTCGTGAGATTATGAAGGGCAAGCCGGATTCAAGCGGCGTGTATCACGTCAAAGACATCGTCCAGGACGCTAAGTGGTTCGCCTATCAGGAAACCGTGTATAAGAGTGGCGTGCATCGTCGTCGTCTTGGCGTCGTGCAGGTCACGAACGCCGAACCGGATCAGGATAATCGCGGTGAGGTGTCCGGTGTCAAGTTGACGGCCGAATGGGCCGTGGATGTGACCGTGGATTCCGGCAATTCCAAGTATCTGGAGTCCTATTACACTCCGGCAGCCTGATTTCGATTCTTCCCAGCACGTGTTTCTTTCCCTTTCTTCGCACGTGCTGGGAATCCTTCCCTTAATCCAGCGAAGCAAAGGAAATTTTTTTAGCCGTTTGAAAGAAGGAAGAAATGAGTAAGAATATGACGCCGACGGTCGAGGAATTCGAAGCATGGACCGCCGAAGACGAAGCGAAGGCCTTGCGGAAGTCGGCAGAAGCCATGAACGTGAAGCACGTCATCAAGGGCGACGGCGTATGGTTCCTGGCACCCAAGGGCCATGTGTACAAGCTGCCGTTGGCCCTGTCGATTGATGATTTCGTCCGCCTGTCCGAGTTGCAGTCCAACAGTGAGCAGATTCAGATGCTCAAGGGCATTCTCGAAACCTTCGCCGGTGAGGATGCGGCGAAGGAGCTTTCGAAGGAGCCTGCAATGGTCCCCTTCAACATTCTGAACGCTTACGGCGAGATATTGGCGAAGATTCAGGGTGTGGAATTGGGAAAATCGTCGACTTCTGCCAGCTCCTCCGAGGAGAAGACGGAAGTCGAATAAGGGCTGATTTCGCGGCGCGTGGGTGGAGTCTGCAGGCCGATCTGGGCGGCAGGCTCCGCTATGCGGACGCGATAGCTCTCTTCGAGAGCATTTCGGCAGACCCGGGCAGTTACACCGGCATGGCTGCGGTGCATATGGTGCTGCCGATGGATGCGACGGCGATAATCGCGGCGATTCAGGCTGGTGGCACGTCGATTCTTGGTGATCTCGCGCCCGAAAAGGCGGGGACGAAACACGTCGAGGTCACTGATGAGGAGCGTCGTGAGGCCGAGGCGTCGATGAGTGGTCTTTTCGGCGTCAAAAAGATAAGTGAATAGAGGAGGCTGTCATGGCTGGCGGCAGTGAGCTGGGTTCCGCGCATGTGAGCATTTTCCCTCAAATGCGGGGATTCCGCCAGAACGTGGCGAAAGAAACCAGCAAAGCCGTCTCCGGCATGAAAAACGCCTTTTCGAAGGGTTTTGATGCGGGCAAGCAGGGCAAGACGCTTGGCGGCGCGTTTAAAAAAGGCTTCGGCGACGGCAGCAAAGAGCTGAATTCCGAAGCCCTGCAGTCCTTTAAAAAGGATGTGGCGCAGGCGAGCCAGAAGAACACGGACGCCCTGCTGAAATACAAGGCCGCCGGAGTGCAGGTGCAGGCCGCGCAGGAAAAGCTGAACGCGGCCACGCAGAAATACGGAGCGGAGTCCACCCAAGCCCAGTCTGCGGCGATCAGACTGCAGCAGGCCGAACTGAAGCAGCAGACAGCCGCCGAAAACCTGAAAGCGTCGACCGAGAATCTGAAGGGCGCCAAGGAACGTCTGAAGAATCTTGAAGCCGAATTGGCGGCGCAGTCTTCGAAGTCCGCGACTGGTTTCCGTGCCGCCGCGAACGCGTTCAAGACTGGTTTTTCGACCATCGGTTCCGGTGTTTCCGGACTCGTGCAGAGGATTCCACTGGTTGGATCGGCAGTAAAGTCGATTGGCGGCGCGTTCTCCGGCGCGACGACAGTCGTACGAGGCGCTTTCACCGGTGCGACGACGGTCATACGAGGCACTTTCGGCGGCATCAAGTCGGTCGCGTCCGAAACCGCCGGCTCCGTCAAAGGCGCTTTCGGACGCATGTGGGATGGTCTGCCGTCAGGAGTGAAGTCCACCGTCTCCGCTTTTGGCAGTGGGTTCGCCGCTATCGGCAAAACGGCCGGGAATCTCGCCTCGAACGTCGGTGCCAAATTCGGGGAAATCTCATCAAAAGCCGTAGAACATGTCAGAAACATGGCGACGGGAGTGGTCGCCGCCGTCGGCGTCGGCATCGCCGCGGTCAGTGCGAAGCTTGTCGATTTCGGCAAGCAGGCCTTCCAAAGCTACAGCGATTACGAGCAGCTGAGCGGTGGTGTCGCGAAGCTTTACGGCAACATGAACATGACTTTGGACGAGTATGCCAAGCAGGCCGGGAAGAGCGCGGAATCGGTGCGTGCCGACTGGGAACGCAACGAGGCCGCCCAAAAAACCGTGATGTCGAACGCGCAGGATGCGTGGAAGAACTGCGGCATGAGCGCGAACGCGTACATGGAGCAGGCGACGAGCTTTTCGGCGGCGCTGATCAACGCTCTTGGCGGCGACACCAAGAAGGCCGCAGACATGACCGACGTCGCGATGCGCGCCATGAGCGACAACATCAACACTTTCGGCAGCAACGCGACGGACGTGCAGAACGCGTTCAACGGCTTCGCGAAACAGAATTACACGATGCTCGACAACCTCAAACTCGGGTACGGCGGCACCAAGGAAGAGATGGAACGTCTCATCAAGGACGCCAACGAGTGGGGGGCGGCGAACGGGGAGGCCTCCAATCTAAGCATCGATTCGTTCGCCGATGTGATTCAGGCGATCCAGCAGATCCAGGAGAAGCAGCAGATCGCGGGTACTACCGCTAACGAGGCCGCGTCGACGATCGAGGGGTCGGTCAGCGCCATGAAGGCCGCTTGGGAGAATTGGCTTGCCGAGCTGGGCAAAAGCGACGCGGACATGGATGCGGTCACGCAGAATCTCGTGACCTCGGTGATGGCCGCGGCTAAGAATGTGATTCCTCGTGTTGGCGTCATCATCAAGAGTTTCGTTCATGCGATTCCCGGAATGTTCGATGCTCTCGTGTCGACTTTGCCGGCTCCTTTCCAGAATGCCGTCAACGCCATTCGTGGCGTGTTTTCGAATTTCGGCGGTGTCATCGCTCCCGTAGCGGCCGCTTTGGCCGCGTTGGGTGCAGGCGGTTTCGGTGGATTGCTGGCTAACATTCCGCTTGTCGGCGGCATGCTTAAGCCTTTGACCGGCTTGCTTGGAGGTTTGGCCTCGCCGATAGGCATCATCATCGCGATGATCGGAGCGCTTATCGCCACAAGCCCGCAGCTGAGGTCGCAATTCGGCACGATGCTGCAGCAGATCCTCACAAGCCTGCAGCAGGCATTCCAGCAATTGCAGCCGGCGTTGAGCGAGCTTGGCAGCGCCATCTCCACGATGATCCAGACGGTGATGCCGATCGTCACGTCCGCGCTCGGCGCGATCATCACGGCGATCGCGCCGGTCGTTTCGTGCATCATCTCAAGTCTCGTGCCTGTGATCCAGACGGTCCTGCAGGTCGTGACCTCCGTGGTCCAGGCGATCATTCCTTTGGTCCAGGCGGTCGCGCCCGTGGTCGAACAGGTCGCGCAGGCGATCGGCCAGATTCTGCAGGCTTTGATGCCGGTCATCCAGATGGTCGCGTCGATTGTTGGCGTGGTGGTCAATGCGATCTGCGGATTCATCCAGGCCACTTTGATGCCGACCGTGCAGGCCATGCTGCCGTTCATTCAGGGCGTCATCAATGGGATCACTTCGGTCGTCAGCGGCATTGTCAGTGTGATCCAGGGCGTCATCAACATGGTGACTGGCATCATCAATGGCAATTGGTCGCAGGCGTGGCATGGCTTCCAACAGATCGTGTCCGGAGCGTGGCAGGCCGTCTGGGGCATCCTGTGCGGCATCGGCAATCTCATCAGGGGCGCTTTCGCCGGTGCCGGCACATGGCTTTGGAATGCTGGCAAATCCATCCTCAATGGTCTGCTCAGCGGCCTGAAGGCCGCTTGGCATGGCGTGACGAGTTTTATCGGCGGCATCGGCGATTGGATCGTCAGGCATAAGGGGCCGATCAGCTACGACAGGGTGATGCTTAAGCCTGCCGGCTTGGCGATCATGCGTGGATTCGATAAGAGCCTCAAGGACGGCTGGCGTGGCGTGCAGAAAACCATCGACGGAATGAATGCGAAACTGTCCGGCGGTTTCGACGTGGCTTTCGCCACTGCGGGAATGTCGATGCCGGATGCCGTCGGATCGTTCGGCGACGATGTCGCCAAGGATGTCAGCGACGGCATCAGATCCGGCTTGGATGGCGTGAGGGATGGCGTGCGGGCTGCCGTGAAGGATATGACCGTGCACGTGGATGGGCAGGTCGACGGGTCGAAGGCCGGTAGGACGAATGTCACGAACGGGACGCCGGCCGGTGGTTCCGGTGGCAACACCTTCGTCACGCAGACTTTCAACTATCCGGCCATCGCGCCGACGAGCATCAGCACGCAGCAAAGATTGCAGACGGCGGCAATGCCGCAATGGTGACATGGAAAGGGTGGTGCAATGATTCTCACGGATTATCTCATCAATGGTCAGCAGCTGACCGGTGAGCATTCGAGTCTGATCGTCGGCACCACCCATTTCACGAGCATCAGCCCTCGTATCGATTCGGTCAGCGTGAATGGCAGGAGTGGCGTACTGCTTCCGCCTGGTCCGGTGGTTTTCGATGCGCCGGAAATCACGCTCAAATTCATCACCGATGGGCTAAACGCGGACGCGCTCATGCACCGGTTCTATCGTCTTTGCCGTCTCGCATCGTCGCTGACCCGCGTGGAGCGTGACACGTCCACCGGTCGTACGCGCCGCATGACCGCTAGCGCTGTGTGCACGTCATGTCAGCCGGACGGTGACGAGATACCGTGGAGCGATCATCGTGCCGCCACGGCGGTCTTCCAACTGCCTGACGTGTTTTGGCAGGGTGATTGGCAGACTGCCACGCTTCCCGCTTCCGGCGGCGTCTTCCTTCACGGCAACGCGGAGACCGGCAGTGAGGGATGGGATTCCAACGCTCCGCTGCTTAATCTCATCCTTCGTTTTTCTAACGTGTCGTCCGCGACCGTGTCCGACCCGGTGACCGGCACGGATATCAAGTGGAACGGGTCGAATGCGTCGAATCTTTACCTTGATACCGGTAATCGTCGCGCATGGACCGCAGACGGCGATAACGCTTGGACTGGCGGCACGGATGTGACGTCCGGCGTCGACTGGACGAGCGAACCGTTGCAGGTGTGGCCTGCCGCCGATTCCGGCAACTACACGCTGCAGGTCAAACAGTCCGGCGCGTCTGCTGTGACGTGCCGATTCAAACCTTCCTGGGAGTGATGATCATGGGCAAGTCTTTACACGCGCGTCTCGTGGCCTACAGGCCCTTCGGCGCTCGAATCGGCGTCTTGGCGGAGCCGGTGAGCTTCAGCGCTTCCATGCTGCACAATGATGACGGAGCCATCAGCATCGAGTATTCGCTGCTGTCGGGTGACGCGCAAGCGTTCGACCGAGAGCTGACGGACGGGCTGGAAGTCGCCGTGGAGGTGTCTGACGGCACTGGCTATCGCGAGCCGGACAACGCACGGTTCGTCATCACCGGACGATCCGGCAAGACCGATGACCGGACTCGCACCGTCACCTACAGCGGACAGTCGATCAGCTGGCTCCTGTCCAAGGCTGAAAACAATGATTCCAGCCATCTGCTAACGGACGGCGACAACAAGGGCAAGAGGCCCTTCTATTCGTCAAATCCGGGCGTGATCCTCAAAACGCTGCTCGACGAGAACAAGCAGCGTGGCGGCGTGGCCACCGGACTGTCGCTCGGCTTCGACACCGCGAAGGACGCTGGCGGCGCGGCGTGGGCGAGGAAATACACGCTTTATTACAGTCTCGGCACGGATCTGCAGACGATCCTGTCGTCTCTTGTCAATGGTGGCGGCTGCGATTGGCGCACCACCGGTAGGACGCTCAAGATGTGGAATGCGGACAGCACCGCATTGAGCCGTGACCTGAGCAAGAGCATTGTGCTGCAATTGGCGCGTGACATCAGCGAGGCACCCTTCGAGGAGTCCATCGCCGATCTGGCCAGCACCATCCTTGTCGAGGGCGACAATAATCTGCTTTTCCGCATGGATAATCCGGCTGCTCCGACCCCGTGGGGCAAGTGGGAATCCTACAGCTCGCAAGGCGGCGTGTCCGACAAGGACACCGCTCAAGCCTTTATGCAGTCCACTTTGGCTGATGCGGCGAGGGTGAGAGGCCAGTACACGCGCGACCTCATCGTTTCCGACGTGGATAATCTGCCGCTCGTCGACTTCCACACCGGCGACTGGATTACCGCCCCCACCGTCTCCCATGGGGAGAAGGTGCGCGTGCGGGAAATCGACCTGAGCATGCGCCAGAACGAGGGCTTATCCTGCTCAATCGCTCTGAATGATATTAAGTATGACGCTTCGGTGCGTCAGGCGAAGAAGATCAAGGGCATCACCGGTGGTGCCGCATTGGCTGGCAGCGAGGGCGGCACGACCGCCTCGTCGGACCGTGACCATCGCGTGCCGAAAGCCCCTCTTGGTCTGATTGTGCAGACGGACGCATACATCGGGTCGGACGGGTATGCCCACGGCTTGGCCACGGCCATGTGGTCCGCCGTGACCGAAGCCACGAACAATACCGCCATTGAGATTAGCAATTATGCCGTCGAGTGGCGCAAGCACGTGGATGGCGCGCCCTGGCATTCCGCTGGCACGACGGATAAGACGCAGCTCGGCTTCGGCGGCTTGGATTGTGGCACGCAGATCGAGGTGCGCGTCAGGGCCGTGCCGACATACAGCGACCAGCTGGGCGAATGGTCGAGCGTTTTCGTGGCCACCGTCGAATCGGACACGACGCCATGCTCCGTACCGTCGAAGCCGGTGCTTTCCTCCGAGCTTGGCGTGGTCACCATCCACTGGGACGGCAGAACTGCCGAAGGCGCGTCGATGGAACCGGATTTCGACCATATCGAGGTCGGGGAGGATGCGGCAACTGCCGGCATGCAGGTCATCAGCGCCACGCAGTCTGGCAAAGGCGATTACGTCGTCACGGGTCTGACCGTCGGCGGCACTCACCGATACGCGTTGCGCAGCGTTGACCATGCCGGCAACAAGTCCGGTTGGTCGTCCATCGCTTCGGTGACGGTGGCGAGTGCGGTCCCGCAGGAGACCTTGGATTCCATCAATCAGGACATCGCCAAGGCCGAGGCCGAAGCGAAGGCCGCGAAGACCACTGCAGACGGCAAGAACAGGATCTTCGCTCAAATGTATGAGCCGACCCATAGCGGGCTGAGAGCCGGCGACTTGTGGTATGAGCTTGATCGCGATGGCCATATCGGTTCCGTTCACGTTTGGAATGGGTGGAGTTTCGCCGCTTACACGCTTGTGGCGGACAGTCTGCTCGTTCCGGGCAGTGTGGACGGCGGCGTGCTCATCAAGGATGGCAGCATCGAGGCGAAGAACGTGCACATCGGCAACGGCGAAATTCTGACCGAACTGCTCAAGGCTCGGAAGATCGTGACCGATGACGTTGAGGCGGGCCAGTTTCGAGGCTACGTTTTTACCGGATCCGTGTTTCAAAGCTCAGAGATGGAGGACACTGGGCTTAAATTGGATTCGGCGTCTTTGCGGATGTGGGATTCCAACCACAACCAGACCGTCTATCTGGACGGTGAGGGCAAGTCGAATCTGCTGACCGGCACTTTCCAGACCCGCGCGAGCGGGCATAGGGTGCGCATTTCCCCAGATTACAAGTCCGCTACCATCGGAGGGACGGAAACGTTCGTCGGTGACGGATTGGAATTCCCGGCCTATGACTCGTCTAACGGCGCATACCACAGTTTTCCGGCCGTCGCTTCGGTCGTCCAGTCGGACGAGGTCGGCACGATGAGCGCCATGAATCTTTGGAGCGGACACGTCAACAAGAACGATCCGGCGGCTTTCATGCGTCTGAACTCCAAGCCACGCGAGCGTGGCGGCACCGGCAGCGGCGGTGTCACGTCCGAAGTGTTCGCCGTGGCGAACACTGATTACGACGAGCCTGACGCGAGCAAAAAAACCAGCGCATCGCTCGTCTTGTCCGGAGATAGCGCGAACGGTTCGAATGCTTGGCTCCGGGCGCAAGACGCTAACGGCACTGTCGGAGTCGGAGCGAACATCGCGACCGGATACTTGTATCTTGGCGGCTTTCTTGGCGGTGTCACGAACCGTTTCACTTTCCGAGGCGCGGTCGCCTGGAAGGCGTGGTGGCCGAATTCCGGCAGCACGATCGCGACCGGCGCTAGCACGCAGGTCAATTGCACGTTCAGTCCGACGAAATACGGACACTATTACGTCGTCGCGAACGCGGATTCGCAATGGGCGGGCATCATCGCGCATCCGGTGAACACGGGCGGCCAGAGCGGCTTCCAAATGAAGCTTTACAACGCCGACCAGCCTTGCC